TCGCTGTGACGGGCGTTTGTGGCGATTGCACCGGCATAATCATTCAGCAATGCCTCACCAGATGATGCAGAAATATAATTACCATTTGCATCTTGTGGATGACCCATCGGCATAGGCACGCTGTTTAGACTAGCCGTTGCCGCCTTTACATCCTGAGCTGGGTACAAGATGCCATTCATCACAATATCATCAACAATCGGCACTACGTCACGCAAGGTAATACGATTACCTGATCGGGTAATCTTTTTGCTGTTTACTTGACTGACAATATTAATTCTTGGCATGGTATGCACCTGTATAAATACATTTTGACGCGTTTCGTGAAGCATTGGCGCGGTTAGGTGGCCTTGTACGCAACGGGAAACAACTAAGTGACGCTCTCTACAGGGCTCCATACGTTACCCGCATGCGAGATAATAGGCACGTGTTAGTGCATCAATAATAATTATACCACAGAATGAAAAAAGCGCCATGCTGTTACGCATGACGCTTGATATAAAATATTTTGGTGCTATTTCTTCACCGCCCAAACCAAACAAACAACCCATCCTATAAACGTCCAGCCTAGCAAAATATTCAGCACACTAATGGCTTGAGTGTTTTTGTTATCGCAACGAGCTGCTGCAATTGTTGGAAACATGTACATAAAAAATACGAATAGTGCGATTACTAAGCTCATTTTATCCTGCCCTATGAAGAAACTTAATAACACCACGCCATACTCGGCACACGAAACCATCTTTGATGTAGTAATGCGGCTTGTTGTTTGTGTTTGCTAGTTTGGATTTCATCTAACGCTCCGATATTCACTCACCATCTCATCAGCACTTTTCAATATTTCATCCGTCTTTTCATTCCAAGGCGTTTTAAGTGCTTCGCTTAGCTCTTCTAACTTTGCCAGCAACTCAGCAACATTATCGCCTTGTTGTTGCCATGCTCTTGTGAAACCTCTTTCCATATCAACCGACACTATAGAACCTACCCGTGCCGTTAGTGTTTTGTGTGCTGCTTCTCTAGTGATCATTTTCCACTTTCCCAAATAGATCTAACAAATTTACCATCTTTATCTATCAAACTAACAGAAGTGCAGTTACCTTTACCATCGGTCGTGATTGATGTAAATAAATCTCCCGCAGTCATTAGAGCCGCTTTTATTGCCGTCATTGATTCGGGAGTTGTAAAGTATTTCTTATAATCAGATACCTTTATAGAATCTCTCATGACCGCTTCCTGTTTGTCGATAACTGCATCTTAAACCACTGCATAAAATCATGCAACATTTATTTTGAACTAATCACAATCTATTCCTAAGCGATCAGACCGTGTAGATGACGCTATGTGTTATCCGTCACCACAACAATGTAGCGTAGGTGTGTTTCTATCTAAGGCATGGGCATTGTGAGTGCATACATGGGGATTATTATCGTAATGCCGCCAACGTATGCCGCCGTGCTGCCTATATGCCGCCTTGCCCAGTGTGGCTCAATCCTTACTAGCGCTAAAAACATGATTTTATTTTTGTAATGCTTTAGCGCGAGAGACATGTTTTTATATCTACATCGTTAAGCGTTACAAGCTCTTTTTTCAGAGCATTTCACGACACAACTCTTAGCGGGAAATATCATTTTTGTTTACGCTACATGAAAGAACGATTACAAATAAGCATGTTATTTTGTAATGATTACATTATACGTAAACAAAAAACATTTATGTTTGAAAGATAAGTCTGATTTATGGTGATAATTACATCACATTTAAGTTTCACCTACCTATGTTTGTAACACACAGGTGGTGTGGGGGGTCGCTTTTTCGTGAAAGGTTTTGTAATTATCGCCATATTAGCACTGCAAGTGTAAGCATATGCGCATATATATGCTTACATAATCTTATCTACTCGCCATACTCATCCTCCCATTGTTTTCGCTCTTCAGCCATTTTGTCGGTTAGATTTTTAGTCAAAATCGGCTTGCCATCTTCGTCTAGTAATACAGTGGTTACTGAACAGTGACAATTCGCCTTGTTTTTCATTTGGCTATAGAACTCCTCCACTTGCGCCCTTGTGTAAACCTTGCCTGATCTGGCAGCGTGTGTTGGCCTTGTTGTCGGAAGAAATGCCGACGTATGTAATAGTCCCGTCTTAATTCCATATTCTTTCTCGACTCGCGCATCCTCATTCATTGTCGTCTGGCGCAGTGTGTCGGTTATATCGGTTTGACTATATTTCCTCGCCTTTGACCGACTCACCCCAAGCCGCTCACTAATCTCGGTTACTACTGACTTAGGGTTTTTTCCATCTGCTACCGCTTGCGTAATAACCTGCATCAAGTCGGCCTTAGTCTGCGCTGCAAGTCCAGTCCAGTGCTCATAACTCTTGAATTGAGCGGTCGCAATCGCATTCTTATACGGTTGACTATGAATGATGCTAGAAAGCGTCTCAGCAGCCGCGTAAGTGGCGATAATCGTCGCTAGGTTTGCGTATGAGATAGCTGTTGCGGTAGCTACTGCCTGTTCGCTGAAAGTGGCATAGAAAAAATCATCAGGTGATTTGCCATCAATGATCCACTTATCAAGAATACGCTGGGTTGTCTCGGATAGCGCCATACGATCGACAGCAGATAGTCCGTAGGCTACTTCTGCCTCGTTAATGGCATATACCGGCACGGCATTAAACGCCGCTATGATCTCTGTCTCTGCACCTTTGTATCTTGCATCAATCTCTTTAAGCGCCTTATTAAGAATGCGTAAAGCACCTACCGGATCTGTCTTGCTACGGGGGATGATTGGGTTTTTCATGTTCACCTCAAAAATATATGCATAGTATACGTTAAAAGTACTTGCATAAAATCATGCGATAGATAATAATGACTGCATATACAAACAACTCAAAAAGGAAGAATAAATGAACAGATTCGTTGTTGTATCAACACAAGAAAACAACACACAAGTGCGCTCACAACTGCGCAGCATGGGGATTTCAACTGCCGTACAAGCGAAAGATTGCATTCTAAAATGTATTATTAAAATACTTGTTGTTTGTAATGAAGAGCAAACAGCACTACTCAAAAATAGCGATTTGATAGTTCGAGATCTATAAATAACCTAATCATTACGTATAAACAAGGAGCGAGTCATGACACCAAGCAACCTACTAGAAGCAATTGAAGAAGCTAAACGTTTCATCAAGAAGGCAGAATTTTTAATTGCAGTATCAGATTGTCGCCAACCTAACTACGGCAGAATGTATGTTGATATTTATATCTTCCCAAAAGAACAAGGATCTGTTAAGCGTTCATCAATGGATCTTACTAGATCATTGGCTAAGTTGAGGAATAGAAAATGAAAAAATACGACCACACATCGCTTATCGCAGAATGGGAGCGGATGGGGCGGCCAGAGGTTGAGCGCTATTCGACAACACGGGAGCAATGGGAATTAGAGGAAGACCCTGATTTTAAGCCAGTGTTTCAATACCGCATCAAATGCAAGCCTTGGATTAATTGGGAGCATGTGAGTGAAGAGTTTAATTATCTGGTAGTTACCAATACAGGCATCCCATTATTAGTTAGCGGTGGAATACCAATTCGCCGGTATTCAGAATTTAGTGGTGATTACTGGTTGTATGATATTGAATCAAAGGTTGTAAGTGAATGTGGCTTCGCATCATTCACCCAAGGCACATGCGACTGGAAAGACTCGCTCGTTATGCGGCCTGTTGTTATTGGAGAAACAAAATGAACAAAGATAAAATGGTTAAGGTGCGGCTGTTGAATGCCGGTGGATTTATTGATTTACGCAAACTATCGTTCCCAATTGTAACTAGTGCAATTATTGATAATGGCGATCGTGTAAATGGCGTTATAGTGAATGGATCAGATATTGGTGTTATTAGATCAGAAGAATCTGAAAACACTTTTTGGTTTAGCCAATCAGAATACGAACTAATCACCGAAGAAGAGCAAACACCGCCACAACAGACTATCGAGCAGTTGCTATTCACACGCAAAGAATACTTTGAAGACATCGATAAAACAAAGAAAATGATTTTAGATATTGATCAAGAAATAAAAGGCAGATTAAACTCTGCTGGATGGGATTACTAAACAAAAAGCCCCAAGTCATCGGGGCTTTTTTCTATTACATAACAGTCTTATCCTTATCCTCTGGTGGCGCATCAATCACCGGCCTTTCAATTACCATAGGCTCATAATCTGCAGCCAAGCGCATCTCTTCTTGCGTATACACTGGCTCTGCACCTGATTCAAAAGTGACTTTGTTTGTATCGGCCATTAACTTTGCTTTATCTAGCCTATCCTTGTCGCTAGGTTCTAGCAAATCAGACCATTCAATCTTGAAATTACCTTTTGGCAATAGGTTTGCTAACTGCATGCGCGTAATGTATTCAGTAAGCATTGGCTCTACTTCATTCAGTCGACGTGATCCGCACCGATTAGCCATGTCCACCTTATCCTGATCAGACGCAAGACGGCCAGTCTGTTGACCAAATAACGCGGTAAATGGCACTTGAATCGACGCTGCAAACTCATTAGCAGGCACAGCCCACGGGCCAGTAGGATCTGCAATTGTAGTTTGTAGCGTTGTTGCCTTTGCGCCTTGCAAGACCATCGCCGCGTCTTGATTGGTGTTTAATGCCCGTACCTGATCATTAAGCGCATCTTTTAGCGACACCTCTTTACCATCTACGCTTTTTACAACAGGGTCAGCATCGTCGTTAAACTCAATAGAAACCGTCCGAGCGCTATTCTTTAAGAAAGACTCACCAGAACCACCAGAAACTTTACACATATCAATGATGTGGTTAAAACCAGCCTTTAACAGTGGCTTAGTCCGCATCTCTTGTACGCGTGTCCAGTGGATCTGTACTTGAGTTACTGGCTGCTTATCTTGAGCGAATGGCCTATTTTCTGTATAGCTCCACATGGTAGGCTCGCCGTATCGCTCTGACGATTGATCCATATCCCATGCGCTGGCTACTAATTCATTTTGCCAGCACGGGATAAGCTTTACTAATCGCTGAGCTGTTTCAAGTGGTTGATCCCATTTTTTGTTATCTGCAACCTGATAAATGATTGCTGAGTAATAACCAACAAGACCACGCCGGTCTAGTTCGACCAATCGATTCCAGATGTTTGTTTTTTTGTCTTCAAAGAATAGATCAACCTGCTTTTCCCAAGGTGTTTCGTCGTCTTTGCCGTCATCCATCTTAATGCGGGGGAATTTCTCCCAGCACTTACCCAAAATACGCTCTACCGCACCATGCCCAGCACCAGTCCGCTCATATGCCGTCTTGAACTCATCGAAGCTAATCTCTGTCGGGTAGCCATAGGTGCACCAAGCATCTGGTCGCTTGTTGTCTAGAGAAAACCCTGCATCGTTGCCAAACGCTTGGCGCGCCCTAGACACAGCGTTATTCACAGCCATTAAAATATTCATTATGTCAACCTTGTAAAGTTTTTATCATTATAACAACTAAATGCAAAGATAGTGCTTGCATAAAATTGTGCGTACACTTATAATCATTACATCGAATCAAACAACGCAACGGAATAAATATCATGAGCAACAAATTCCAACCACGTTACCAAGTATTCTTTGATGCATTTGGTAAACAAAAAAATTGGGTTTACCTTGATTTTATCAAAAAAATGAAACTTTCTTATATGAAGTCTATTTACCCAAATATCAGCAATGTTGATGCGCTTTATAAAACACTAGAAAGCCAAGAAGGTTTTGATGTTTTTATCAAAGAAAACCTATATTTACACATTTTACCGGAAGGAGTTGATCATGAAGCAACAAACACAACCAACCGACACAGAGATGCTCAATTGGATGATTGAAAATGCAACGTGGGCAGCTGATATTTTTTACGTAACACACATAGAAGGAATGTCGGATGATGAATACCCAACCGCCCGCCAAGCAATCGCCGCCGAAATGGCAAAGGAAGCAAAATGAAACTCTCACAAATCCTAATTGAAGCAGGCGTGACACCTAGCGACTTTGCAAACTATAAATTTGTTTCACAAGATAATGTCGGCAGATTAAATTTATCGACCACAAAGCCATGCGAAATATTTAATGGCTACTGGATGCATGCAGACAAAGACGCGGATTGTGTCGGATTCTTACCTCGCGCCGAAGACTGGCAAACCCCACTCTCCCGAGCACAATTCATTGCTGATTATGAGGAGCATTGTGCCAAAATAACTTAAATACTTCCTCCTAACGCTATCTGCTGGCGTTGTTTATTCTTTAATTTGGTGGGTTATGGCATGAAACTAAATACTATTCTATTTTTAACGCTTTGTTTTATGCTTGGCAATATACTTGGTGGGATTTATTTGGATAAATATTATCCAAAGCCTGTAGATAAATCTAAATACATCGATAAATCACAATGCATTGGCCTACCAAGTAGTGATGTTAATGATTATTGGGCGTGCCGGAAGGAGGTTAATAAATGATTTACTTGATAAAAGCATTTAACTGGTTACGCTTCGGCACTTTGCAGCCTATTATTACAAAGGTAGAGCATGGTTTCGCTGCTGAAATAGAATTCTTTGGTAGAAATGATAAATTAGTTGGCGTCTATTCTTATGGGTATTACTACCAAACACTCCCATATAAAGGACAGTCATGCCCTATGACTGAGACAATTAAGAAGGAGATGATTGTATGATTTCTTTAATCCCCGACTGGCGCACATCCCACAAAAAAGCCACAGTTATATTCTGCGCATTCATGGCAGTACTTGCACAATACTATACTGATGTGCTATTATTTGCTTATGAGCAATTGCCGATCATTGTTCAATACATGCCAGCAGAGGCTGGATTTGGCAAGTGGATGCCGTGGATAGTGATAGGACTGCGGATTGTTAGTTTTAAATCAAATAAGGAAGAAACAAAATGACCAACCATATTCCCCTACAACCATTATCCGAATCATTGTTTTATCAGCAGAATGAAGTAATGGCTGCTATGCATGACTATGAATAGCCTTCTACCATCATCAATCCTAGCAAGCCTCTTAGCGGGGCTTGTTTTTGGCTCATACGCTGGCTATCAGTATTCTCAAGGGAAGCAGGCCATTAAAAACACCGCCATAATGACAGAGCAGGCTTCTGCTGTGGATAATGCTCGCATAGAAGAGCAGGAAATTGTAAAGGCTGACGTAGCCACATCTAAAACATACCAAGAGGGATTGAACGATGGTAAAAAAGATCTTAATGCTGTTATTGCTAAGCTTCGCTATGATAGGGTGCGCAACAGTTCCACCGGTAGTGCAAGTATGCCCACAAATACCACCACCGCCAGCGGACGTGATGCAGAAGAGAGAGCCTACATTTTTGAAGAGATGGCAAGACTTGCAGGAGAAGCTGACGACGTTACAAAACAATTAACGGCAGCTCAGGATTTGTTAGATGGCAGGGCTGCGGCAATCAACCAAACCACACCTTAAACGTGTGGTTTTTTTAATGTTGTTCTTGCATGATTTTATGCGTTGATATAGAATGCAGTTATCGGATTAAACAACGCAACAAGGGGCAGTAAAAATGGTTAATTACTATGTGTATGACTCATCAAAATTCTCAACACTTCTTGACGCAATTGATTCAAAGCAGGCTTTTAATGCAAATGCATTTATCAATATAAAAAATGATGTTGAGATTGGTAAGCTGGTTGATTTTCTATCTGATTGCTTCGGATTTGAGGTTAGAATAACCAGAGAAATTTTATAAAAAAAAACCCCACACTTGTGGGGTTTTTTTTATTAAACAAACAACTTACCACGTTTAGGCCGCTTGATTAATGGGCCTAGGGCGTAGCGAATCGCATCTATGCAGTTGTGAACAAGAATTCCAGATGCTACAAACTCATGATCATCTTTTACCGTTAAGTCATATACCTTATTAGCCTTTCCGATATCTACTACCGACAGCACAAGAACGGGTACAAAATCGTACTTTGGCGTGTTTATTTGACGTAAACGACGATCCACATAGCTCGCAATTCTTTTCAACATTATCTAGTCCTTCCTTTCTGCGCCATGCTGATTTACATGCATTAGTACAAAACTTGTTGTCATGCCCTACCCTTGTTGATTTGAATGATTTTCCACATTGCTTGCAATTCAAATCAATAGGTACAAAATTAATCCATGCTTGCTTACCTATTTCTGAATGCTTTGCTTTTCCTTCTAAGCTTGAATGCCAAGCTTTGGTAAGTGGTCTTATCCTGTTTAGGAGAGTCCTATTATTGAAGCGCCTATCTTCATCCCATTCATGCTCTGCAAAATGATCTTTTACGGTCAAGCATTCAAGATTTTTTATATCGTTATTCAATGGATCATCGTCCATATGATGGATATGCATTCCTTTTGGTATGACCCCATGTGCATCAGACCAAATTGCACGATGAAGCCATACCGTACCGCCTGTTATTGACCTTTTGAAATAAACCCTATCGCTCCTGCGTTCACTTTCAGGATAGCGATTATATTTCTTGCCTTTGTATATAACTGTTTCAACCATGATTTACGTTCAACCGCCATTAATATAGTATCACCATATCTTATAGCATCGGCACGAATAAAGCCACGTCCTTTAACGAATATCTTATGGCATGGGGTACATTTCAGAGTCTTATCTCCTGCTTTTATCTCTAAAATATCTCTGTTCTCTCCTGATTGCCAAGCATCAATAACTTCTTTCATGCCTGATCTAGTTAGAACAAAGTCACCAGTCTTTACTTGCTCAATTGGTATATCGCCTTTTGATGTTGTAACAAGCTCACCTTCTGCTATGCAGTGATTGTCTTTATCCACAATATCAGGAAGCACATCACCAGTAAGCCTATCTACCTTGAATGAATACGCATTAGCCTCATGAATCGCATTTTTGCACCGAGGATGAATGATAATCTCTTCATATGACCTAAGGTGTTCAATACCATCCTCCACCGAGCCAGGCCATTTTTCACAGCCTTCAATATTGAACCCATGCCGCTTGATATGGCTAATTGTTTCTGGCCTCGCACAATCAGCCCTAATTTTATATCGTTTAGCATCTGGCACTGATTCATAGAATGCAGGCATATCATCCAATTCAACACCTACTTTGCAAGCCTCATACTCAACATACAATCGGCTATTGTGTACCCAGCACCTAACCAATGTTGACGGATCTTGCGAGAAACCAAAGTCAGCGCCATAAAGCGGACTACCCCATGATTTATCAGGCGTGAATTCATCAATACGCCATTTACCATTGAGCACCTTCACATTGCTATTGCGTCGAAACTTTCCTTCCCATATCCATAGATAACGATCAGTATCAACGCGCCTCATCTTGTCGCGGGTAATGATTAGCTCTTCAGTCAACCAAGGGTTATGCGTGTGATTGCACTCAATGATAAGCGTGTCTTTGTCTTCATAGATTCCATCTACAGCCTTGTCCCAATATGGAGCAACCATATCCGCCCACATTGGGTCTGTTTCTTCGCGTGGGTTAAACGTAAACCACAACTCAGAACCTGCCCCACGAATAGTTGGTTCAAGCACATCCAGACTAGCACGGCTTACATTTTCAGCTTCATCAGTCCAAGCCTTTGTGGCCCCTGCATATCCCTTAATGTTGGTAATGTTTCTGTATAAGCCGCCAAAGCTAAAACGTGACTTTGTAGAAGGAACTTTAATCTCTGAATCCAAAACCCTAAACTCGTTTGAGTTGCCCTTTCTGTTCACCTCATCGGCAATTTCTTGATAAGAACTATCTTTAATGGCCGCCATTATCTCGCGGAAACAAGCCACGCGCTCGGTGGTGATTCTGGCGCTCTCAGTTAATATAGACACAACCGTGCGAGTCTTGGCACTACCACGTCCTCCCCATACTATCTTAATGCGCTTCGGATAAAGCAACTTCTCCAAACGCTCAGGAATAAGAATGGTTGCTTCTTCTTCTGTCTCGCAAATGCCATCAGGAGTCATTTTCAGACTCCTGATAACTTCACGATCCATATTGCAAATGCCAAACACTGCAGAATGGTTTGCTTGGCCTATCTCTTGAATAAATGTTTCTAATTTGCCTAGCTTTGCACTACTTAGGCGCTTTGCCATTGTTTTGTTGCTCCACAATAGCTTCTAGTTTTTCCATCCTCTCTACCAGCTCTGTCGTTTCCATCACTTCTAGCGAGGTTTTTATAATACCTGCGAGAGTGGAAGCAATGTCAGAAGGCAAATCACCATTAGCCACGGCGCGAATGATCGCATCCATTTTTTCAACTGGCGTCCCATTAGCAGGGAAGAAGAATTCAACAGCAGGCATGACTGATTTAGGAACAGGTGCAAGTCGAGATAAAATCTCTCGCATAGCGTATTCATCGCCACTTTCAATTGCATTGGTTAGCAAAACATCAATAAGATCCTCTTCTGTTTTACCTTGTCGCTCTAATGCCTCAATAATCTTTGCTTTCCATCCTTTCCCACGCTTAGCACGTGTTGAATAATCTGGCTGATGATCAGCATCAAAAAGAAGTTTTGCCATTCCGTTTTTTTTCCGTCTTAGTGATTAATAATATACATATATCGCCGGTCTATTGTTTACTTTCCAGCTTGGCAATTTCAAGATCTTTGATGCGCATGTCTTTCTCTGCGATCTTAGATGATTGCCACATTCGATACATAGTAAAAATACCAATTAACAAACCAACAAATGTGCTTACCACACCCAACATCAGATTTAGATTATTCAATCCTATTGATGTGACTAAAGCACTAATAGTCCCCGTAATCTTTGGTTGGTTTGCGGCGAGTGCGAATACTTCTGATTCGCTGTTTGCATGTTCGCTCATGATTATACCATTTTACCTTTAAAAGTACCCAATACACGATCACGCATACCCACACGATCATCGAAATTGCAGAAAGCGCGTCCTGTATCATATATGCCAGCCCTTAGCAAAATTGCCATTTGAATCACCAAAATCATAGTAATGGCGATATTGTAGGGTGTTGCAGACATATAAGCCAAGTACCAAAGATAACCTAATCCATTGATGATACAACTTATTAGGCTAAAAACAGCCAACAAAAAACTGGTTCGTGTATTTAATCCAACCACAAACCAAGCAGTAATGCCGTCTAGAAGTGCTGCAGTTGCATAATAAACAAATGGCCCATGCTCTCTTCCTATTCCAAAATAATGAAACATATTCACAACAAAAAAAGAAAGTGCAGCAATCCTCCTATCTCGTTTTAACAACAACGCAAATATGATGAATGCTGCACTTTCCATTGTATTAAATCCAAAAATGTTTATTTCTTTTTAGTTGGTACTTGTTTTTTTTCTTGCACTGGTGATTGAGGAGCTTGCTTAGGACGTTCAAAACCGCTGCCACCTGCCATAATAAAACCTCCATTTAAAAGATTATAATAACCTATTCTGACCAAAAAGCCAATGGTTCTAATGTTTCACCAGCCTTTCGTAGCGCTTCAATTGTCTTATCACGTGGTGGACGATGCCCACGTTCTTGATGACTAATCGACAGCGCAGTAGTTCCAGCCAGTTCTGCAAGTTGTTTTTGAGACAAACCCAAGTAAACCCGATTCATCTCAATAAACTTTCGTTTTGTCCATTCTTCGTTGACTTGCATATTTACCTTAATAAAAAAATATTAGAGATATAACCAACACAGC